AGCTGCAGCCATTAGGTGGCCGGATAGCATTGCGGTAATGCTAGGAGATGACGTGGCGGCGCGCAAAGGTGTGAAAGGTTTTGTGAAGGGTGAGCCTCGCCACCCTAAAGCAGGTCGTAAGCCCGGCGTTCCCAACAAGGACGTGGCTGATGTGCGCGCCACCATCAAGCTTGTTGCTGAGCGCAAGGTGTTGGAGCTCGAGACGTGGCTCAACCGTGTCGCGAAGAAGGACCCTGACAAGGCAATGAGCCTGTATCTCAACATGCTGGAGTACCACGTGCCTAAGCTGCAACGCACTGAGGTGACGGGTCTTGATGGTGCTGCCCTGTCGGTGGAGCTCAGCGCGAAGGACGCGAAGCTTTGAACGCAGTTGCTCAAGCAGTCCATGAGGCCGTCTTCCGCTTTACAGCGAAGCAGGAGGAGGCGCAGGACGTCTGCACCAGCGAGGCCACCCACTGCATGCTGTTCGGCGGCAGTCGGTCTGGTAAGACGTTCCTCATCGTGCGCAACATCGTGGCCCGCGCCTTGAAGGCGCCAGGCAGCCGCCATCTCATCTGTCGCTTCCGCTTCAACCACCTGAAGTCATCCATCATCCTTGACACATTCCCCAATGTGATGAGGAAGTGCTTCCCACAGGTGAAGTACAACCTCTCAAAGAGCGACTGGTACGTCACGCTCCCCAATGGCAGTGAGATCTGGTTCGCTGGTCTCGATGACAAGGAGCGTCTCGAGAAGATCTTGGGCAAAGAGTACGTCACCATCTACCCCAACGAGTGCAGCCAGATCGCGTGGGACTCGATCCAAGTGCTGATCACGCGCCTTGGCCAGAAGGTGATGCAGGTAGTCAAGGGCATGAAGGAGCAGCTGCTGAAGCTCCGCATGTACTACGACTGCAACCCGCCCACCAAGGCACACTGGACCTTCAGGGTCTTCAAACAGAAGTTGGACCCTGAGACCAAGCTGCCGCTGACGCAGCCTAAGGATTACGCTTGCTTCCAGATGAACCCCATCGACAATCAGGAGAATTTGTCGCCTGAGTACATGCGCATGCTGTCGCAGCTGTCGGCGCGTATGCAACGCCGCTTCAAGGACGGCGAATTCGGTGAAGCGGCGCCAGGAGCTTTGTTCGATGAGTCGATCATCGACCGCTGGCGGGTGCTGGACAGCAACGTGCCGCAGCTCGTGCGCCTCGTGGTGGCAGTCGACCCATCAGGCAGCGGTGACGTGGACAACGCTGACAACGACGAGATTGGCGTGGCAGTCGGCGGCCTCGGTGTCGACGGTCGTGCCTATTTCATCGAGGACCTCTCATTGAAGGCGGGTCCTGCCACATGGGGTCGCACCGCGGTCACCGCCTACGGACGCCACAAGGCTGACGTGGTAGTTGGTGAGACCAACTTTGGTGGCGACATGGTGCGTGCTACCATCCAGACAGCTGCAGCTGCTGAGGGCATGAAGGTCAACTTCAAGAAGGTCACGGCCTCGCGTGGCAAGCATGTGCGCGCTGAGCCGTTCTCTGCGCTCTATGAGCAGGGCAAGGTACGCCACGTGGGGATGCAGCCGAAGCTAGAGGATGAGTTGTGCGGCATGACCACTACCGGCTACACTGGCACTGGCAGCCCCAACCGCGCTGATGCGTGGATCTGGGTACTGGCTGAGCTCTTCCCAGCTGTTGTGAGCCAGAAGCAGAGTACGAAGAACGCGGCACCGATACCTGTCGTCAGCCACTTCAACACTAGGAATTAAGATGGCCATCACCAAAGAAGAGCGGCTGCGTGGTATACATGAACGCGCATTGCGCGAGTTCAATCGTGTTCAGCCTGCCATGCGCGATGAACGCAAGCAGTGCCTCGCTGATCGTCGCTTCTACTCGATTGCCGGCGCGCAGTGGGAAGGTCCGCTTGGCACTCAGTTCGAGAACAAGCCCAAGTTCGAGGTGAACAAGGTTCACCTAGCTGTCATTCGCATCATCAACGAGTACCGCAATAACCGCATCACGGTGGACTTCGTCAGTAAGGACGGGGTCGATGACGACAAGCTAGCTGATACGTGCGACGGCCTCTATCGCGCCGATGAGAAGGACTCGAGCGCTGAGGAGGCGTATGACAACGCCTTCGAGGAGGCGGTCGGTGGCGGCTTCGGGGCGTGGCGGCTGCGCACTAAGTATGAAGACGAGTCAGATCCTGATGACGAGCGGCAGCGCATCTGTTTCGAGCCCATCTACGATGCTGACACCTCAGTGTTCTTCGATCTCGATGCCAAGAAGCAGGACAAGAGCGACGCCAAGCGCGCGTGGGTGTTGCTGTCGATGGATCGGCAGGCCTACATCGACCAGTACAGCGACGACCCCGCTTCGTGGCCCAAGGGCCAGATGGTGGGGCAGTTCGACTGGGCGACGCCTGACGTGGTCTATGTGGCTGAGTACTATGAGATTGAGGAGAGGCGTGAGGACGTGCACGTCTGGAAGCTGCTTGATGGCACTGAGCAGCGCTTCTCTGATGACGAGCTGGACGCGCCGGCACGAGATGATGATGAGGAGACCGACGATCTCGCGCCTGTCACCACCAAGCGCGACGAACTTACCTCATTGGGTGCTGTGCAGGAGCGTACCAAGCGCATCATCAAGACACGAGTACATAAGTACTTGATGAGTGGCAGCAAGGTGTTGGAAGACATGGGTCTCATCGCTGGCAGCTGCATTCCTATCATCCCTGTCTACGGCAAGCGCTGGTTTGTTGACAACATTGAGCGTTGCATGGGCCACGTGCGCCTCGCCAAGGACGCGCAGCGCCTGAAGAACATGCAGCTGTCGAAGTTGGGTGAGATCAGCGCGCTCTCCTCAGTGTCGAAGCCCATCCTGTCGCCGGAGCAGATCGCTGGCCACCAGACCATGTGGTCTGAGGACAACATCAAGAACTACCCGTACTTGCTGCTGAATCCAGTGACCGACAAGGACGGCAATGAGAACGTGATCGGCCCCACTGCTTTCACCAAGAGTCCGGAGATTCCGCAGTCGCTTGGTGCTTTGCTCACCCTCACTGAGGAGGACATGAAGGACCTGCTCGGCAACCAGCAAGCGGCTGAGGAGGTGGTGGCCAACATCTCATCTGAGACGGCGCACATGTTCCAGAATCGGGTCGACATGCAGACCTTCATCTACTTGTCAAACATGGCTAAGGCCGTGAAGCGCTGCGGTGAGATCTGGCTGAGCATGGCCAAGGACGTGCTGGTCGAGGAGAACCGCGTCATGAAGGCAGTCGGCACCGCAGGCGAATTGAGCCGCGTCGAGCTGATGAAGTCAGTTATCGACGAGAAGACAGCGGAAGTCACCCACCAGAATGACCTCAGCTGTGCCAAGTTCGATGTCAATGTCGAGGTCGGCCCATCGAGCAGCACGAAGCGCGCCTCCACCGTGAAGACGCTCATCAACATGGCATCCCTGACCGACGATCCTGAGACCAAGCAGGTGCTGGGCGGCATGGCTATGATGAATATGGAGGGCGAGGGCATCAGCGACGTGCGCCGCTACTTCAGGCAGAAGCTGATTCGCATGGGTGTGGTTAAGCCCAACGATGAAGAGGCGATTCAGCTGAAGCAAGAGCAGGCCAACCAACAGCCATCAGCACAGGACCAGTACCTGCTAGCTGCGGCTGACCAAGCGCGGGCCGAGGGCGCCAGTGCACAGGCAAGCACCATCCAGAAGCAAGCTGACGCTGACAAGAAGCGTGCTGAGACCCTGGAAATTTTGAAGAACCTCGACGCGGAGTCGACCAGGTTGCTGATCGACGCCATCGCGAAGCTGGGTCCGAGTGTGACGCCGCCCAGCATTGAAGGTTCACCAGTTACGTAATAATTCTGAACTCGTTGCTGAGTACATCCAGCAGCGACAATGAAACGGCACCCGCCCCGCCGCATTGAGGGTGAGTTGAGACGGAGTCAGTCATGAGCACAGAAACGGCAGAGGAAACGACGGAAGTAGTGGTTGATGCTGAGGCGCAAGCCGCGGCAGCAGCTGCATTGGCAACTGCTAACGGCACCGAGGACAAGTCCGGTGACGACAAAGCTGGTGAGAGCGAGACGCCCGCCGGCGATGAGGCAGGAGCTGATGAGGTCGTCGTAACCATCGGGGAAGAAGCGCCGCCCCAAGAAGAGGCTGAGCTGGAACAAGCTCCGGCCTGGGTGAAAGAGCTGAGAAGGACGAACCGCGAGCAAGCGCGTCGCATCAAAGAGCTGGAGCGGACCCAGTCTGCGGCAACGACTCAGGCCACCGAGACGGTGGTAGGGCCGAAGCCGACGATGGCTGATCCAGACATTGACTACGACGCGGTGAAGTTCGAGGAGGCGTTGAACAAGTGGAATGACTGGAAGCGCAAAGCTGATAACGAGTCTGCACAGCGTCAAGCCGCCGAGAAGAAGGCGCAGGATGCTTGGACTGAGCGGCTCAACGGCTACAACGAGGCCAAGACTAAGCTGAAGGTGAAAGACTTCGGTGAGGCGGAGGCCACGGCGCTTGACTCACTTGCACAGGTGCAGCAAGGCATCGTGGTGCAAGGTGCTGACAACCCAGCACTGGTCATCTACGCACTCGGCAAGAACCCGGCCAAGCTGAAGGAGCTCGCCGCCATCACTGACCCCGTGAAGTTCGCCTTCGCGGTTGCAAAACTGGAGAGAGACTTGAAAGTGACAACTCGCAAGGCACCGCCACCGCCTGAGAAGGTGGTGACCGGCTCGGCACCCAAGTCGGGTGTCGTTGATTCGCAACTCGAGAAGTTGCGCGCTGACGCTGAGAAGACCGGCGACTTTTCCAAGGTCGTCGCCTACAAGCGTTCGAAGCGCGTCGCTTCGTAACCAACTTCAACCATTCGGAGATCTACCAAGATGAGCAATTCATTCAGCAAAGAGGAACGCGTTGCGTTCGAGCAGCTGATCGAGGGCTTCGATGACGCCCTTGTTCTGTCGCGCAACGTGGCCAAGTACCAGACGAATCCGACCGAGATGGAACGGACTGGTGACGTCATCTGGCGCCCGCAGCCGTACATCGCCCAGACCTTCGACGGCATGGACCAGACCACCAACTTCCAGAACATGACGCAGCTGTCTGTGCCGGCAACACTCGGCTACAGCAAAGCGGCGCCGTGGATCCTGGATGCCAAGGAGCTGCGTGACGCCCTGCAAGAAGGTCGCCTCGGCGAAGCTGCCAAGCAGAAGCTGGCGAGTGACATCAACGTCGCTATCATGAATGTGGCTGCCCTTCAGGGCACGCTGTTCGTAAAGCGCACGGCTGCTGCCACGGGCTTCGACGACGTCGCCGCCGCTGAGGCGATCATGAATGAACAGGGTGTGCCGATGTTCGATCGTTGCATGGCACTCAGCACCCGTGATTACAACGGGATGGCTTCCAACCTGGCAGGTCGCGGTACCGTGGCTGGCAAGGTGCTGACGGCCTAC